GCAACATGGTGCATGATTGCGGCATTTTCAAGTTATCAGAGCATCAGAGAACCCCTTTAAATACTGGGAAAACCAGTAAAGTTGTACTTAAAATCATAACGTATGTTCTAAATAATTGAAAATTAAAAACTTATGCAGACTGCTTTTTTCTTGTGCAGTTTTTATTCAGGTTTTTCACGATTTCGGGCGTGAAGCCAGTCGCATAGAACTCCCCAGAGCCAAGGAGCAGCCAGTATGGGTTGATGTGGTAGTCACGGACTAGGAACTGAACCCAAGACGGACGAAAGCGACCGTAGTACTCGGTAGGCTTTTCACGCAGGGACATGATGTTCCAGCGGTTGATTCCATACCGGTCGGTTATTGTCTTCAGACCGCCAATGCAACCATCAGCCTTCAGGCGGTCGATGGCAGAGAAGAAACGAACTACTATATCCACATCAGCGGACATCAGATTTTTATCTTCCATATTCATTTTATCTTTTTGTAGGCACGACTGAAAACGCTTTCCAGCCTTGCCCGATGATTATTCAATCTTTGCGACCAGTCCTGCAACTGAGCCAGCGAGGGGCGAGAAGCCAGCAGTCCATCCACCTCGGAAGGGGTGAGCACTGGCAAATATTTCTCGTAGGCGAGAAGGTAATCAATTCGGCACATTCGGCATAACTAACATTACAAGGATATATCCGAGAACAGCAGCAAAGCCAAAGTATAGATAAATCTTTGCTATCTTCTCGTTTCTTGCTATTATGTAATCATCAGCTTCAACCTCAACCTTGCGCCTAGTCAATTGATGCCCATCGTATCGTTCCCCTCTCTTGTAGCGACCATCAGCGACATAGACCGCCTGCGATGTATACTGCCAGCCATAGGCGGTATGTTTATTTTTCAGCTTTCTGTAGCCAACAATCAGCAGGATAACTCCACCGATGATACTAAACATGAAACCAACGAAACCCCAAAACCAAGCAGCACCAACAGAAGGGACTATCGGCTGGATTCCTTCATCCTCTACCTTTCCAACGCTGGAAACACGACCAGCACCGCCAGCGGAAACATTTCTGTGCGGAATAGAGTGAGCATCGCCATAGATGTTATTGCTGACAACACGACCAGCATCCCTTCCTACCTGATTGACAGCAGAGCGAATGAAACCCTTTGCCAGTCCATTAATGAAACTTCCCATACGCTATTTATTTAAATGATTTATATTTCTTTCGTAGAACTCATTCCAAGCCTTTTTCTTGATGAAGATGAAGAAGAGAAGCAGTCCTAGGGCGACCATCAGCAGATAGAGCGGATGGCACAAGACACCGAACCCGAAGGAACGCTGGAAGTCGATGCAGAACGAAATCAGCACTCTGTAGGTAGAGAACGCCCGATGCACCCAGCAGAACCCATAGGCTAGACTGACGATGATCCAGGCGATGAAGCCGAAGAGCGAGCAGTCGAATATCCACTCCGTGAGTTTTACCCGAATGCCGAACGAGAGCAGGGTGCAGTGCACCAGCATCACAAACGCACCCACTGGAGGGATGATGCCTATTATCAACCTGCTGGCTTTCCATAGCCAGCTTTTACCGAGAGCGGCAAGAAGAACCTTCTCCTTCCGCTCTATGAAATCCTCATCTTTCATCGTTACTTAGAATTTTAGTTGATATTGTACCTTGAGCGAGAACTAAAGTTCACGCAACCATTTCTCGCCAGATTTCGTCTTAGACCAAATCACGAGACCTGTGCCGATAACCGCACCTATGAACATAAATAAAGTTGCTAGTTCCATAATCTAAACATTTGAATTATTATACTTCATTACATTATTAGCGAAATAAGCGAAGGCGAATGACGCTATGACACCGAAGGCAATAAAAAGGATATTATACAATCCTATCTCATCGCCAGTAATCAATGGTGAGAACCCACCAATGCCCGTTCCGCTTATAAACAGATTAGAGACACCATACAGATACGTTGCAAGCAACGTCCTGCGGTCGTGCTCTTTAATTAACTTACTGACCATACCTTATAATTCACGCAGCCACTTCTGACCTTTCTTTGATTTCAAGAAAATACCGAATGCAATGGTCATTCCCAATGCCATCACGTTAAATAACAAGAATGCATCCATAGGCTAAAGCAAGTTATTTTGTCTAAGCCATTTTTTCCCGTTTCTAGTGAGACAGAATGCGAGGAACACCATACAAGGCACTCCCACAAACAAGAAAGCTAAATATACTCCCATAACTTATTTCTCCTTTTCCTTTTTGCCCTTTCCATCCTTTTTGTTGCTGAGTACAAGACCCACGACCAAGCAGAGGAAGGCCAGGGCGATTCCAACTATATAAATTAATACTTTATCCTCGAAATCCTTGAATAGCGAACTAATCACGACACCAGTCAAGATATATTTCGACACATCAACGAAGTACGAGCCTAATTTTTCTATCCACATTGCGCTGCAAAGTTACTAAATTATTTCTGTCCCACAATGGCAAGCAGCGTTTTTACTTGACTTTGCAGGAACTCATTCTGTTCTCGCAGCAGTTTATTCTCAGCAGCCAAGGCAGCATCACCACCAAACGACTGGGAGACATTAGGACTGTTCGAACCATTAACATTTGAGCCTATAACAGCCTCTTCCATTTCAGCAGGGAGGGGAGGGGCACACTTGTCGATGATTGCTTTTATTGCAGATATAAAGTCCGATTTCAGACTTTTAGCCTTTAATTTGCCATTCAGATTTTGTGGGCTTGTGCCCAGTTCTTCAGCAACAGAAGCAAGAGATAACCCTCTCTGCCTCAAATATGTTTTCATTTCTTCACCAGTCATAGTTAATTCTAAATAAATTAAAACTAAAGTAAACAATTTATAAATATAAACACAAATGTTTGTGAATATAAATATTTTATTGTATTTTTGCAACCGAATTACAGAACGAGTTTAAAAACTCTTTTGCAAAGATAAAGAAAATAATTTAAAATACAAATAAAATGGGAGAAAATTTTAATTATGATTTTCGGACACCGTTGCAGAAGCAGCAGGACGAAAGAAAGAAGAACATCATAGCGATGTTTGCAGATTTCCGAGCAAAGGCACCTGCCGAGACCTCAGACAGCAGAATAATGCTCGCAGTTTCACAGCGTGTTGGTTGCACCCAGCAGAACGTGCGTGTTATCCTCATCAAGGCTGGAGTTATTACACCAAAGAAGAGACGTGCAGCCGTGCCGACCGTGCGTGACTGTCTCGTCAAGGCTGGAGTGTTACCTGCTAAGAAGAGACGTGCAGCCGTGCGCAAGTAATCAAGTAGAACCATTAAAACATTCAGAGCGTATGAAGAAGTTTATCGAGATTATCACAAGTGACGAAGTATTATCCCTGGTATTTGTCACCATGTTAGTAACTTTAATCTTTTGGAGGGCTTAATTATGACGAACGAAGAACCAAAGGTAGCAGACGCAGGCAGATACACCATGACAGAGACCTGCAAGGTGCTTGGCATACATCGCAACACCCTGCGCAGATGGTTGCAGGCTGGTAAGATTAAGGTCAAGTTCCGCAGAATCGACAACCGAAAGGTTTTCGAGGGCAAAGAGATTAAAAAAGTCTGGAGGATTGCCCTATGATGCATGCATACAAGAAAGCGAAGCAGCTTACCGCCAAGTGGGAGCAGGAGCGAAAGGACAACAAGCGACTGGCAACCATGAAGGAAGCGGAAAGACGCATTCAGGTAAGGGAGTTCGACAATATGCTTTGTCTTTCACTTGACGGAATACCAGTTCTCCCGATGAGCGAGTTCAACAAGCAGACGCTTGCGGACGCACGTCTGACATTCTTCAACTATTTAAATAGACGGTAAGAGTATGAAACCAAGAATTATCGAGGAATGCAGGACGAAAATGTACGATGCCATCTGGCTTGAGCTAGACCGTGATCCACAGCGACCAGCGGTTGCAAGGATAGACATCAAGACCAAGGCAGGCGGCATCTGTGTATGGTGCGACAGAACCGGGAACATTGCGGTCGTGACGCACAAGAATAACAACAACGACAGCGAGCGGCTGGAGGAAGCTATCGAGGGCTGCGTTAACTATCAGGACGTGATGGACGACTGGCTGGAGGAGAACAGCCAATACGCAGACCAAGACCCGATGGACGCCTTCGAGGAAAGCAGGCTCGACAGCCTTATGGCTCAACTGTTTTGACCACATAAATTTTTGCTTAGTTTATATGCTGAAACCCCTGCAGCGGCAGGGCAAAGGGCGCGCGCTAAACTCATTTCAAAGGTTATCTAATTTATCGTTTTTACCATGTAATATGCGGAAACGACAGCGTGCGCCCTTCAACGGAAGGGCATCCATCGGCAGCTGGCAAGGGTGGGGTAAGTTTTGGCCGTCAACTGGGTTTCGAATCCCCAGCCTTCCACTAGAGTTAATGAACAATAAGTTGAACAATAAAAAGAACGAATTATGGAAAATGAAATTATTCAAGTAAGCGGTGGCGAAATGCTGGAAGCTATCAACCGCTCGGAGATTGACGGACAGATTGCCACAGCGCACAAGTTCCCGAGAGACATCATGCAATGCAAGCAGAATATGGTAGCATTGGCAGCCATGGACGATGATGTGGCATACAACTGCTTCTATCACCTAGAGCGCAAGGGCAAGGATGGTCAAGTATCGGTTATTGAGGGTCCTAGTGTTAGGTTCACGGAAATCATTTCCGCATGCTGGAAGAACCTGCGCATCGCGGGTCGCATCATCGCAAACGATGGAAAGACCATCACGGCACAAGGCGTCTGCCACGACCTCGAGAGCAACGTGGCTTACTCTGTAGAAGTGAAGCGCAGCATTCTGACATCGAAGGGCTACACCTTCTCGCAGGATATGCAGGTTGTAGTTGGCAATGCAGCTGTGGCAATCGCCCAGCGTAACGCAATCTGCAAGGTCGTGCCGCAGGTATTGATTGCAAGCGTGGTGAAGGAAGTGCAGGCAAAGGCACTTGAGCACATCAAGCAGACTGGCGTACAGAGCCAGTGGAAGAGCTGCGTAGCCTGCTTCCAAGTGTACCAGGTAACAGACCTTATGCTGCTGGAATACCTGGGCAAGAAATCAGCCGAGGAAGTAACGGCAGAGGACATTCAGAAGCTGGCTGGTGTGTACAACGCCATCAAGGAAGGTACGACCACAGTGGAGGAGACATTCAAAAAGCCAAAGCAGCAGGAAGCCATCGCACAGCAGGCGCAGGCAGCAGCCGAGAGCGCACAGAAGAAGGCAGAGAAGGCAATGAGCCGCAGCCAAGGCAAGACTGGCACAGCAGCGAAAAAGTAGTTTAGTTTATAAAGTTATAACGTTTGCCCGAACCGCCACGGCACAACCTATGGGGTGGGCTCCCATCATAACCTACCAAGGGAAGCCGTGGCAACTTTTAAACATTCAGTAATAATATGGCAGAAAAAGAAAACAATCCGAAACACAAGAGCACCATCGACAAGTACTTTGACAGAACCGCCAAGGCATACAAGACATGGGTTGAGGAAAACGAGGAAGAAAGAAATTTTCTACAGATTGCAGCAGAAGATAATGGGGATGTAAGCGAAGAAGGTGGCAAAGGCTTCGATTTCCATATTGCCTATTCCGGAAAAGCCGATATTCTCGCAAGTGGACTTGTGCATTCAATGAAGAGGGATGAATTCGTTCGTCAGCTTATCATTGGAGCAGCGAAAATGTATTATACCGCAAACATAAAAATAAAAGACAATGAAGCAGATAATTAAATATAAAAGCAGAGAGGAGTGGTTGCAGAACCGCTCTAAGGGAATAGGTGCATCAGAGGCAGGCACAGTACTGGGACTGAACCCATGGGAGACCCCATACCAGTTATGGAGACGCAAGAAGGGTATCGACCCACCAAAGGTTGAGAACTTTGCGATGGTTGCAGGACACCTGCTGGAGGATGCCGTGGCACAGTTCTTCAAGCGAGAGAGCCACTGCCACATCATCAAGGCGAGCACGGACGACTACACCATTACGAACACCGATACTCCTTATCTGAGGGTAAGTCCTGACCGCACATTCTGGAGAACCGGGGCAACGCACAACGAAGCGAGCAAGAGCATTCTCGAGTGCAAAACAACGCAGATGCAGATAGATGCAGATGACCTGCCGAAACATTGGTTCTGCCAGCTTCAGATGAACCTCGGAGTGGGAGAATACAAGGATGGAGCACTTGCCTGGCTGACAGCAGGCAGGGAGTTCGGCTACCGTGACATCGATTTCGACCCCGAATTCTTCGGATGGATGAGGGACGAGATAACCAAGTTCTGGCTTGACTACATCGTGGGCAACCAAGAACCACCTGCGTACAGCGCACAAGACGTTCTCTTAAAGTCGCCACTGCACAAGGCAGGAAAGGAGATTGAAGCCACAGCAGAAATCGGGGACATGCTCATCGAGTTGAAGGAAATCAAGGAGAAGGGCAAGGCACTGGAGAACCGACAGAAGGAGATCGAGGACAACTTGAAACTTTTCTTTGGTGACGCTGAGAGCATCGTGGACGGAAACGGCAAGACGCTGGCAACGTGGAAAGCACCGAAGGCAAGCGAGAAGTTCGATGCCAAGGCTTTTCAGACAGACCATCCCGAGGAATGCGCTGCCTACATCAAGCAGGTGCAAGGAGCAAGAAGGCTACTCATCAAGTAAAGGCAGGGCTTATGGCTAGCGTTCCTATATCAAAAACCGACCTACGGAATATAATTTCTCAACTGGAGAATTATATTTCCCTAGGTGGGGAAGTGACAGCACCGACCGACACAAGCCAGCGGAACAAAATCCGTATGGCTACAGTCTTAAAACGGAAGCTGGAAAAGAAACTATCATTATCAGAATAATACATCATGAGTGATTCATTTATCATATACACATCATATTTAAAAATCTTCGAGCAACTGACCGATGCACAACTCGGGCAGCTAACAAGGCACATGCTTTCTTTTGCAAAGACTGGCAAAGAACCTTTTATCGAAGACCCTCTCGTTAAGTTATCATTCGCATTCATCAAAGATGATATGGAGCGAAACCAGCGTAAATACGAGGAGAAGTGCGAGCGACTCCGTGCAAATGCACGAAAACGCTGGGACAAAAAGCAATTGAATTCAGAAGCAAGCGAAGACATGCAAAAGCATACAAACGTATGCAAAAGCATGCAAAAGCATGCAAATGCACAAATTGCAATGCATAATGATAATGAATATGTAAATGATAATGTTGATGATAATGATGTTTCTAAAGAAACAGATATAGAACCTTCTAAAGAAGGTATTGAGAGTGCATCGGTCAAGACCGAAGCACCCGGTGGCGGCAAGGGTTCGAAATCTCAAAAGATAGACTACGCTGCCGTTAAGGAATACTGGAACCGCAAGCATGATGAAACGAAGAGTGCGATGCCGCCTATTACGCTCATGACCGAGAACCGCAAGGTGATGGTCAAGGCAAGGGTTCGTCAATGCAAGGGAGACGTGAAAACTCTGTACCGGGTAATTGACATTGCGATGGCATCTGACTTCATGAACGGCAATAATAAGCATGGATGGCTCGGAAAGTTTGATTGGATATTCGGTAATGAGCAGAATTTCGCAAAGGTGCTGGAAGGCAACTTCAACAACGAGCCATCCGCAAGCCAGCAGCCGCAATCGGCAGCAGTCAAGGCGCAGGATCCAGCGGCAACGGCAAGACCGAGCATCGGGGAGCTCTACGAGCAAGCCAAGCACCAGCAGCCAGCGAGCCAGCAGAGCCAAGACAGCAAGTTCAGATGGGTAATCCAGCAGAACCTTGCAGACTTGAAGAAGAACCCGAACAACAAGCCTGCCAAGGATTCGCTGATAAGATACTACGAGAAGGGAGTTCTGCAGCGGCTGGGTATCGACTGGAAGCCCGAAAAATAACAAATGAGGGCAAAAATAGCCGCTCTGGGACGTTTTCACGCTCCAGGCGGTAAATTATAAGGCAAACAGATTTTAAACACTTAAAACAAAAGAATTATGGCAGAATACAATAATCAGAGCATTGATATCGACCTAGAGGAAATGTTCAACGGTCTATCAGATGAAGACCAAGAGGAATTTTTGGTCGACATGTTCCAAAACTTATCAGTCGAAGAAACCAGAAAGAATGTTGTAAAAGACAATATCTGGTATTTAGATGCTGACTCAACTATCGAAATCATTGAGGATGCATTCAATACGTTGAACAGTTCAAGTAGACAAGAAGCAGCAGAGCGCATCGCAGACGCACTGACACCTGAGCAGCGTGAGGCACTTGTTGAGTACATCAAAGGGGAATAGCCATGAATGAATTATTTTTCCACGAATGCAGAGCCGCAGGGCTCGTATTCAAGACATCGAACGATTGGTTCAAGTGGCTGACCGATAACAGCTACGACATCAAGAAGCCGGTCGCAGAGCATGAAGGCTTCAAGTACAACATCAAGGATGAGTGCATCAATCCGCACGTAATCGAGTATGCCGTAGAGGGTGCAGATAACTGGGGATGGAAGGTAATGACCGCCAACACCCAGTTCGGCTGGATATGGGGCTACAGCATTCAGAAAGGGAAGCATGGGTACGACAGCCCGGTAGCCTACCCGAGCAGATACGACACTCTCAGCATCTTCTACGGTAATGAGAAGGAAGCGGAGCACGATGCCCTGACCTGCATCATCAGAGACCTCGAGAAGAATGCTGGAACAAAGAACACCAACCTCCTTCTCTGGGCAGCTAAGAAGAAGCGTGCAGACATCATTCATCCACAGCAGGAACTTTTTAAATAACGAAGATATGGTTAGACAACAGATAGGCTTTTTGATGCTTGTTGTAGCAGCTACGGCTGGCATCATGGTAATTGCTACGATTGCGGACATTGCCAGGCAATGGAAAACAATGAGCAAGGACGGAAAGATTGGTGGCTGCTTAATGGTTGTGTTGCTCCTATGGGCAGCAATCACGACAGCGGCTCTCGGTATTTTATTATAAACAGAAATAGTATGAAAAAGATAGAAATCATAACAGACGAACACCGACATCACGTATACATCGGCAACACCGACTTCTGGCTCGATACCCAAGAACTGGTGGAACTATACAAGAAACTCGGACACGTAAAGTTATAAACAATAAAAACATTCAGACAATGGAACAGAAAGATATTGATATTTACGAGATACTCAAAGATGAAGAGTATGGTACAGAATTGTACACGCCAATATGCGGAAAGGTGTGGCACAGTGGAATGGCAAACGACAAGGACAGTGCGAAAGCAATCTGGACTGAGGACGAAGATGGAAGAGAACACTTTTTCGACAAGAACGGAAAGGTCTCTAAAGAAGGAGAAGTTCTGCTCTTCCCTTCGAAAGAAATGAGAGGCTGGGGCAAGTTCTTTAAGAAGGGAGACGTGCTTATTTGTTACGAAGGAAAGAAGCCGTACTATACAATCTTTGATGGTTTTGAGGACAACACTTACCGAGCTTTTAAGGGAAAGTTTGCGCATGATTGTTATGAAGACAAATGGTATCAGAATGAAGGTAATCTTTCTACAAATACTTTCCAAAAATTGAACCGTGCAGATTCTGAAATTTATGTAACAAAAATCGAAGAGCGTTTTGGTGGCAAGTTGAACCGGGAAACCCTGGAAATTGAGAAGCCAGCGAAACTTACGTTTGAAGTCGGCAAACTCTACGTTTTCAATGAGGAAGACGAGGACGGAGAGTTGACAATCATCGGAGAGCTCATTGCCAAGAACGAAAGCGAAGATACGCTGACATTCGGCAACCAGTACGAAATCGAGAACGAGAAGTTCGTGACCGACCAAACCTTCGACCTGCGTATCAGCGTTAACAAGGAACTGCGAGAAGCGACAGAGAACGAAGTCGAACTGTTCAACAAACATTACGCCATCTGGAAGGAGCAGCCTTGCTTCAAGACCTTTGACAAGGTGCTGGTAAGCATCGGGAGCGGATTCCAGTGGCGTCCTGCATTATTTATTCGTGACCATGGAGAGAATTTTACGAATAGATACAACGTATTGCCTTTATTCTGCGGAAAGCCAGCGGACTACGAACACTGCATCCCATACGAGGGGCACGAGAATATCGCCTTTACTTCCTACGATATCGAGAACCTGCCATTCTAGCTGACGTATGGCGAGTGAATTATGCAAGGCTTGCGAGGAAGGGAGAAACTGCATAAATGGCATCTATTGCCCGGAGCGCAAGCAATATGTAGAACATCAGGTAATACTGGAATGCAATGAGCGATTTCGCAACAAGAGAGAAGAACAGAACGTACTACCAGGAACACCGGGAACAGATCCTCAGAGCCACGAAGGAATGGCGAAAGAGAAACCGGGAAAAATACCGGGCGTATCAGAAAGAGTACTGGAGTAAGCACTACCGGAACTACGGTACAAAGAACCGGGTAGCCGACAGAGCGATGCGTGAGAGGAAGAAGCCGGACGTAGAGAAGGCTCTTTCCATGTTCAAGAATCCGCAGCAGGCAGCGCATCTGGCATGGCTGCTAGAGAACAAAAAGAATAATCGGTCGTGAGTTCAATAATAGAGTTTTTAACCAGCGAGGACAGAAGGAGATAGGCTCTAATATCAAAACAAATAAACTTATAACATCTTGAAATTACGATATGAGAGCCGGAAACGCATCTCCCGAAGTCTGACAACAAACAAAGAAAGCGAGGTGGTACATGAAGTAAAAGAAAGAAGACGATGATATAATTTTAATTATGCTTTTATCCTACGGCTGGCGGTGGAAGAAGGAAGAGTCCGCAACATATACATTTTGTTATTCATTTATTTTGCACCCGCAGACAACTTCCGGAATCCCTGCCAGCTTTCTCTATCGCAACCAAAAAGAAGGGAAAGAAAGGGGTAGGGGAAAGATAGGGATAATAACGCATGTGTGCACGTATATGCGCACGTAAAGGGTGTTGAGTAATAAACTACACCAGCAAAACAAAATAAACGCTTATTCGTGAAATTTGAACAAAATAAGTAATTCAAAGAAAAAAATGGAAAAAGGAACAGTTATAATTGGAATCGACCCCGACAACCAGGAAAGCGGTGTCGGTGCAGTATATGACGACAAGAAGTTTCTCGCCTATAAAATGAATTTTCCTTCATTGATAGATTACCTCAAGGCTATGAACGAGAGTTGCAAGAAGATTAAGGTCGTTATTGAAGGCGGCTGGCTCAACAAAAGCAACTGGCATGTGCTTAATCGGTTCATGACAGCAGTCAAGGCAGCAGCAATCGGACGATCCACCGGAATGAACCATCAGACCGGAATCTTGATTGTCGAGTGCTGCAAACACTACAATATCCCCTGCGAAATCATCAAGCCACTAAAGAAGTGCTGGAAGGGTAAAGACGGAAAAATCACGCAAGACGAAATTGCTTATTTTGTAAGCGCAGGAGAGAAAATGCCGAGAATGAACCAAGACCAGAGAGACGCACTTCTCCTCGCATGGGTCTGTGCAGGATACCCGGTCAGAGTGATGCCGCAGAAACCGCAGACAACCCTACAGAAGACCATTCGAGCCTTTGATTGATGGATAAAAACGAAGTGTTGGAAAAAGTTAAAAGTGTGCAAAGAACAAACAACTAAAGCAAAAAAGTCGTATCTTTGCGCCAGTGTTTATCAAATAAGCACAAATTTCGAACTTAAAACAAGAAGAAAATGAAAACAGAAGAAATCGCACTATCGAGGGTCAGCGAGAACGAAGCGAACCCGAGAACCATAACTGAGGCGAATTTCCAAAAGCTGGTAAAGAGCATCCTTGTATTTCCTAAGATGCTCCAGCTTCGCCCGATAGTCGTAGACGAAACCTACAAGGCACTGGGTGGCAATATGAGAACGAGGGCACTCTGCCACATCGTGAGCATGACACCCGAAGCCATCATGGACGTTCTCGACACAGACCAGCGGCTGACCGATGCAGAGAAACTGGCAATCGCCAACTACTGGAGCCAGTGGAAGGAGCAGCCAACTGCAACCATTGTCAAGGCATCTGACCTGACGGAGGCGCAGAAGAAAGAATTCATCATCAAGGATAATGCTGGCTTCGGAGACTGGGACACCGAAGCACTGGCAAACCAGTTCGGAGACCAGCCATTGACGGACTGGGCAATCCCACAATGGATTCTCGGTATGGCAGGCATCAGCAATGAGCAAAAGGAGGGGGGCGATACTCCAACAGAAGGAGAAGGAGCACCGAAACCAAGCCTAGTGGATAAGTTTGTCGTTCCTCCCTTCTCAATCCTCGACACACGCCAAGGCTACTGGGTTGAGCGAAAGAAGCAATGGCGTGCCATCGTTTCCAGCAAGGACATCGGGGCAAGCCGTGAACAGACCCTCGTCCGTTCCAAGGAAATGCGATACAAGGAACTGTACTCCAAGAGCGAGAAGTTCAGAAAAGAGAAAGGCATCTCTTTAGATGAGTATCTCGAGAACTATGTATCGCCCGAAGAGAAAGCCAAGGCAGACCGTAGCGTATTGGCGCAGGGTACAAGCCTTTTCGACCCAGTACTGGCTGAAATCATCATGCGATGGTTCTGCAAGCCACACGGAAAGATTATCGACCCATTCGGAGGAGAGCAGACAAAAGGTGTTGTTGCTGGCACGCTAGGCTACGACTATCAAGCTGTGGAAATCAGAAAGGAGCAGGTCGACATCAACACAGAAGCAACTAAGGATTACGGCAGCGTGAAATATTTCTGCGGTGATTCAAACAACATCGGGCAGATAATCACTGACAGCGATTTCGACCTCTGTTTCACCTCGCCACCATACTACGACCTGGAAGTCTACAGCAAGGAAGACATGAGCGCACTCGGCACATACGAGGAATTCATGAGCCAGTACGAAAACATCTTCAGACAATGCGTAGACAAGATGAAAGACGGCTCATTCCTGGTTGTCAAGATTGGTGAGGTACGAAACAAGAAGAACGGTGAGTACCGAAATTTCGTTGGAGACAATATCTCCACCTTCCTGCGGCTCGGTCTTCACTATTACAACGAACTTATCTTGATCGAGCAAGTCGCGACCCGATGCCTGAGAGCAGACGGAGGTATGAAATCACGTAAGACACAGAAGTGTCACCAGAACGTGTTAGTTTTCTACAAGGGCGAAATGGACGAAATCAAGAAGACGTTCGAGGAAATGAGAATGCCCGAAAAGATGCACTCCAACGTTCTGGTATTCTACAAGGGCGACCCGAAACACGTTCAAGACCATTTCCAGCCTATCGAATACAACGAGGAAGAAGCGCAACAGCTTGCGGACACCTTCAACAGCGTAGCACCACCAGCAGGAGAGGAAGAACAACCAGCAGAGGAAGGAGGGCAGAGCGATGAAGGCACTGACGATTGACATCAGCAGAACAGCGAAGGCAATCCGTGCCTGCATCATCAAGCGGCACATGGAAGAGAACCACATCGACCGCTGCGTCTGTTTCTCCTGCGGCAACGCATCAAGAGCCATCAAGGAGGCAGGCATCCCCTGCGTTGAAATTTCTCCCGGTGGCGATTTGAGTGCGAACCGCTGGTGGAGCATGAACGAGATACGCAACACCTTCCCCGATTCCTTCGATGCAACCAGCGGACACCTGCCAATGGATATGATGAACCAACTGGCAGCGGAATACAGAATCATCCTTTCCGACATCATCAAGGAGGGACAGACCTACACCATACCGACCGGAAGCGGAGAGACCGTTATATGCTTGCGGATGGCTTTCCCTAAGTCGCGGTTCATCGCCCAATGGGATAACCAAGACCCAAGCTGCGAGTACTCAGACCAAGCACCGATGGCGCAACTGGTAAAAGCCACTGGGGAATGGGAGATAATAAACGGATGAGACGATATGCGGGCGTATGCGGCACATTCTAAAGCCATGCGCATAACTAAGCGTGATTGAAACGTTCGAGCCGTGTGCACGAAATTCGCAGAAAATAACCTCCAAGGGAGCGGAAACGAAAAAGGCAGGAGATTAACCCCTGCCCATCGCTTTGAGAATACACTGGTTGATGAAGCCGCTGCGGTCTTTCTTATCGACCCCTGCCAAGATGTTAGCCACGTCCTCGGTAGCACCGAAATAGAATGTTGCAGCGTATTTCTTCGTTCGCCCTGCACCCTTGCGAGCACCTCCCCAAGATTTGGAGGTAGTTTCATTCGTAGTACTCATAATGTTAAAAATTTGGTGATATGAAAATTAATTCGTAAATTTGCAAACGAAATCCCAAAGTGGGGTGGTGGTTCGAGCACCACCCCTTGGAATAATCAAAACCCTCAGAGCTCAATCGTGAAGGTTATTTTGATTTTCCAAATCCTAATCGAAATGTAAGTTCTCATAAGGCTTTGGGATTTCATTTTACTTTTCCCTCATCCTCGGAGGGTTTCAGTAAATAGGACTCTTCCCTTATTACGTTTGCAAAGATACGAAATTTATTTGAAATATGCAAGTTTTTCAAGTAGAATTTTTATAAAAAATCAAATAAATTTCAAGAAATCAAAATATGCCACAAGGTAACAACAACAAACATCGAGCACAGAAAATCGACATCGAGAACCGCCTGCAGATTATCGCACCCCTATACCGCAGAGGATGGACGGAGCGAGAAATTACGGCAGAGGTGAGGAAGCGGCTCGACAGACCGAAATACAATCAAGCGCACTGCGACATACAGCGGTTACTGAAGGAGTGGAGGGAAGAGCGGCTGACCGACACAGACGAGAAAATAACCAGCGAGGTGGCAAGGTTGAAGCTGGTAATACGTGAAGCGTGGGAAGCCTGGGAGAAATCCAAGGAAGACTACCACGAAAAGAAATCGAACCAGCAGGGACTTCCAGTCGTAGATGAGCGAGGGAGGATGGTTTCTATCGAGACCGTCAAGACGATGATGTACGATGCCGAGAAACGAGGATTCGGAGAACCACGCTACCTCGACATCATCATCAAGGCAGAGACGCAAATCTGCAAGCTGCTCGGACTGGATAAGGTCGTGCTCGATTTGAACGCAGGATTCCAAGGCGGCATCGAGGTTCGATACGTCAACTCCGGACACCAGTGCGCATCCAGCGAGCAGGAAGTAATCGAGCGTGAGGGATTGGATAAAGAATAATTTTTTTACCATAATTTTGTTTTAAGTTTTATTGTTTGTAAGAATGGCACTATTTGACGTTATTGGTGAACTGTATGCCCCGAATGCGGACGTGAAGCCAAGGTTTCTAGTAAACCAGGGCGGCACGTCCTCGGGGAAGACATACACCATCATGCAGCGTCTTATAGTGCTTTCTTTTGAGCATCCGATGGCAATTATCACGGTGTGCGGTCAAGACCTCCCGAACTTGAAAGTGGGAGCCATGCGAGACCTCGACACCATCCTGCACTCAAGGGCAGAGTTGCTGGACTGGTTCAAGAACAACAAGAGCGACAGCAGCTACAGAGGTAAGAATGGCTCAATCATCGAGTTCAAAAGTTATCAAGATGCGCAGGATGCTAAGAACGGTAAGCGAGACTATCTGTTCGTGAACGAGGCGAACGGTGTGCCCTACGAAGTGTTTTGGCAGCTAGCAATCCGAACCCGAAAGCAGGTATTCATCGACTACAACCCAAGCGCACGCTTCTGGGTGCACAACAATATCATCGGCAGGGATGATTGCAGATTGATCCTGAGCGACCACCGAAACAACAGATTCCTTACAGAGAGCGAGCACAAGAAAATTGAAGAGATTGACGACCCCGAACTGTGGCGAGTGTACGCTAGAGGATTGACCGGAAAGATTACCGGGCTTATCTTCACAAACTGGGGCATCGTTGACAAGCTGCCACCAAGGGAGGAGTGGAAGATGGACTGCAGGGGTATGGACTTCGGATTCACCAACGACCCAACTGCGCTGGAGCACGTTATATTGGCGCACGGAGAGTTGTGGGTGGATGAGGAAATCTACCAGCCGGGGCTGACGAACCAAGACATCGCAGACCGATGCAAGGAAAACGGACGGACGAAACGAGACCTTATCATTGCGGATTCGGCAGAGCCTAAGAGCATTCAGGAGATACACAACCAAGGTCTGTGGATAATACCAAGCACTAAGGGAGCGGACAGTATCAACAACGGCATCGACATCTTGAAGCGTTTCCGCATCAACATAACCAGACGCAGCCACGGCATCATCGGGAACATGCAGCAATACAAGTGGAAGAAGTCAAGGGATGGAGAGACCACGAACCAGCCTATAGACGCATTTAACCACGGCATAGACGCAATACGATACGTAGCCTTGAAGAAGTTATCCGTAGCAAGCCATGGAACGGCTAGGGCGCACGTATTAAGGCAAAGATAACGATAAAAAAATATAAAGCGTATGGATATTAACACTACATTCAAGTACTGGCTGGCAGTTGCTAGGCACACCAGCTATAAAATCGGCAAGCAGCCACGACCAGCTTTCGTTGGAGGAAAGCAAGTGCCCGACAATCTCAACCAGCTATCCATCGGGCAGCTAATAGACCTTTCCCAGCTATCAGACAGCGAGGAAAGTCTGTATCAGATAGTGACAACCGTCCTCGGTCTGAGCCACAAGGAAGTGGAGCAGGCTAGGGCGGTTGATGTCGTTATGCTCATCGGCTGGGTAACATCAGAGGTAGAGCGCATCAACAAGCTATTCGAAAGTACAGACACAGCGAAGCCAACGAGACTGGAGAAGGAGGCAGGCATCGATACCCTGCGGTTCGGACTGTTCGGCATGCTGGACTGGTATGCGGTAAGGATGGGCATCAGCGACCACGACCAGGTTCTAAAAACTCCATGGCTTCGCATCTACAAGTGCATGGAAATGGACAACAAGAGAAGCGTGTACGAGAGGAATCTGCAGAAGTTGCAAGCGGAAGAAATGAAACGTAAATCCAGATAATTATGGCAACAATCAGAGAAACATTGAAGCATCTGGCAGCAGACACGCTACCAGACTATACCTACCTATTCGAGGACTGGGACACAGCAGACACCAAGCTGGAGAAGCTGAACTATCCGGCAATCGTGTGCATCATCCCAGCCAGCGGCACGACAGAGATACGCAACGGCAGAGTATACGACACCGTGAACGTAGCCCTGGCGTATCTCGACACCGTACCGAGGGGAGCGGAAGGAGAAGACAACGGAGAGTGCATCGACCGAATGAAGGTGGCAGGGGCAAGGATGATACGAGCCATCAACCAGTCGCACCAGTTCGAACCATTGGAAGGGCAGCAGTACTACGAGACCATCATCGAGCGTTTGAGCACGATCGTGTCGGGCGTAATGTACTCCCTTCAGCTGACACAGAGCATAGGAGGGTGTGAGGTATGAGCAAGGGAGGCATTCAATTCGACCCCAAGGCGGCATCGCTCATCATGCGTGAGGAAGTGGAGCGAGCACGGCAGCTTATCATCAACCACATTCGTATCAACGGACAGAACGCATCGGGGCGCACCATAGCGAGCCTAAAGGTGGAGCAGCCCAGCGAGGAAGAAACCATCCTCTGGGGACACAAGCCATTCGGGGTGCTTGAGACCGGACGAAGGGCAGGAAAGATACCATACGGCTTCCGTAGCATCATCCGGCAGTGGATGAAGGACAAGGGGCTGCACGGTACACCTATACCCTACAAGACCGACCGGGCACACAAGTATACACCACAAGAGCGTGGCGACATGAGCATGGCAGGAGCAATCGCACACACCATCGCCAACAAGGGTTCTAAACTGCACCGGACGGGCGGCAGGGCTGACGTATACAGCAACGTTGTGCCCGACACGATGAAGCGGCTGGGGCAGCGACTTATTTTCTTAATCCACCAGTCGGTGGGCAGTATCAAACTTAACAATGAGACGGTATGAGAGAGACGACAAAAAACAATATCACGATTCAATATCCGGACGCTGTAGGCTTCGCATTCCTTCCTTGCATCATCAAGGCGAGCGGAAATAACCTTTCATGGATTGAGGTAATAATAAAGCATAACAATATAGAACGTTCCTACAATGTGGAAACGTTTAACGGCAGTTGTATAACTGACTTCAAGACATACGTGCAAGCTCTTTTTGACGGACATATCAATGCAGCCTACGATTGGACGATAGGCTATGATTCCAGCATTCTAAACCGTCTCGTGAGTATCAAGGTAAACGCATACGATGACGGAAACGTACAGCTTGCGAGCGTCGACTTCACCACGAACATAGTTTGGGGCGCACCAAAGTATGGGGAGACGTGGAACGGCTACAAACGCCTTACATGGTTTACTCATTATCCGTTCACCTTTGGCATATACTTAAGCAAGTTGAACGCCAACCTACTAATCAGTTACGAGGGAGTACCAAATAAGCTACTGAAGATTCCTATTAACGGTATGGTGGACTTCTACGCAGGCATATTGCCTAGTGGTGCAAAATACTGGAACATCTACGACTATGATGGAGAGATTCAGCAGGGAACTTTCGACAATACTTTCGACCTTACTTTCAGTCTAGCCACCGGTGGCAAGCAGTCTCTATTGCTTCGCATCGACAGAGACGATACCGAGAGCGGCATCTATTTGCGTTGGATTGACCGACACGGATTTATCCGCTATTGGCTCTTTGCGGCTGGGGAGGAAACGAGGGAAATAGCCAGCGACCTGAGTTTCATACGCAACAATTTAGACGATTATCTATACGGCTACTATGGCGATAATGGAAGAAGGCAGGGATACGAGCGTACGGATTCCATCAAACTTTGTGCTCCGTTGGTTGACAGTGATACGTTCGATATGTTACAAGACCTAGCCAGCAGCCCAGTCGTTGACATGTACCTAGGGGGAGACTGGACGCAAGAGGAAGACCAATGGATGAGCGTAACAATCAAGGCAGGAAGCTACACGAAGAGCACAGCTTGCTTGCAGGATTTCGTGTGCGAAATGATTATTAACAACATTAACGTTCAGAGACTATGATAGACCAGCAACTTTACATTGACGGTGTTTTGATGGACTTGCCGGAGAACACCGATGTGGTTCTCGACATCAAGAGCAACCTTTTTCGTGACGTCACAAAAATGACCTCAAACTACACGTACACCATCCAGTTACCACGGACGGTGCATAATCTTTCAGTATTGCAGCAAGCGGACAGACCGATGAGCGGCAGCAGATACCCCTATATTTTCCATAAGTGCAGTTATTTCCGTGGAGGTGTGCAAATTATCAAGGACGGACGTTTGAACGTTCTGAGCATCGAGGAAAATATCGAGGTCTCAATCTATTGGGGTATAATGCCAGCGTTCACGAAGCTACTAGAGAGCGGAATGAAACTGAACGAACTGGGAGTGACAGACAGAGTGCTTTTTGAAAAGTACAACACTCCAAACACCAGGGAGGAAGCCGTGAGCAATGGGATATTCTTTGCTTATTACAATCCATACCGAATTGAGAGCAAAGATAACTTTGGCATTAATTTGGTGCAGAGGAATAAATATACCACGACACAATACTCGCCTAGCCGTGGACGCATCAGAACAGGTACAGAGGTCGGAAAGTATATAAGCGGAAATATAGAGAGCGCATCGAACATGATCTGTGCTCTTATCCCTTTCTTGCCATCATCAACGGCAAATGTGCAAGCGCAAGGAAAGGGCGATTACAGAAGCTATGCAGTACTGGATAAGTACATGCGGGTTATATCCGTGAGCGGAGAAGATGAGACGCTGGAAGTATACACCATCAGAGGAGAGGCTAGAGCTGCATACCTCGTAGTGAATGCACCTGCCGAATATTACAGCACTCTGTCGCTATCAGTTACCGGGCTGACACCTATGCACGAAATGATAGATGGCGATAATAAGGAGGATTTCGTAGGCGATGATGTGGCGGTGGATGAATATAAAACGTCCCCAAAATTCTTGCAGCCATGTGTGACCGTGAACTGGCTATTGTCAAGGATAGCGAGGAAGTCGGGCGTATCTTTCGTGTGGCAGGATGATGAAGCAAAGAAGATGTTGAACAACCTAGTTGTGCCTATAATCAACAACAAGGCAGACGACAAGACAATCATCGGTAATCTGACCGCAGACGTTAAGAGCCGTGACGGACTGGGAGAACTCACCCTTTCCATAAGCAACTCCATAACTTCCGTATCGCCAAGCACTGGCGAAGACGTGCAGAAACTGACGATAACAAAGGATTGCGAACTGGCCTTTGATGTGCAAGTGCAATACTACGTCAGACATCAGTTTGAAGACGCAGCGGAGATTCAGTTGCCTATGGGCGTGAAAATGACCGTTACAACGCCAAGCACTACTGGAGGTGAGGCATCCACGCAGGAATACGAGTTCGGAGATTTGAAGTACGAGGATGGACAGGTTAAGTACCCAGTCGTACTACGCAGATATGCTATCGATGGCTATCTTTATTTGCTTTCGGCAGGGACAAACACTATATCGCTAAAGAAGGACGATGTATTGACGTTTGAGACTATCATGCACGGAATAAATACAGTCAACATTCCTTCCGTTTATGGCGGCAAAATCACTGCGAGCGTCAAGAGTGGGGACAGCGTTCCGATTGGTGGAAGTTTCCCTATCGGCATAAACCTGCCTGAAATCGAGGTAACAAACTTCATTAAGTTTCTGGCTTTGATAACTGGCTCGTTCCCTAGGCAACTGACCAACAGCACGCAAGTGCAGTTTATCATGTTTACCAGAGTTTGGGCAAACAAGGCGAACGCCTACGACTGGAGCGGAAAACTCATTCCGTATGACCGCCAAGGTGCACCACGGAAAAGCGAGTATTCCGTTTCAGACTTTATGCAACACAACCGCTACAAGTGGAAGGAAGACGAAGAGACAACCGGGGACTATGATGCAGACCTCGTAATCAGCAACCAGACTTTGGACTATGAGCAGGACACGTGGACGCTACCTTTTGCAGCCAGCGATGACAATCGCATACCGATAAGAACACTGGATTCTTTCGGCATGAAGAATGGTGGAGAGTATAAGGGATGCAAGGAGCGAATAATGACGCTTAGGGATGACAAGGAGCAGGCGGCACTGCGATTCGACATTGACCTTCAGAACATCTTCGATACGAAGTACAAGCAGCTTGCAGCAAGCATCGCCAAGGCGCACGTAATCACAGAGCGGCTCAATCTGTCGGACTTGGATATTCTGGATTTTGACGAGACGAAGCCAGTGTACCTTGCCCAGTATGGAGCGTATTTTGCGGTTCTCGAAATCAAGACAACAAACAGCGGATATTGCGAGGTTACAATGATAGAGTTGAACAACTAAAAAGAAAGAACTATGGTAAGTGAAGACAAACAGCAGATTCTTGACATCAAGGTCAAGTACGAGGATGCAATCTATGGCATCATCAGATACAAAGAGAAGATAGACCAGTTGAAGGCAAGCATCAAGGACTTGCAGCAGCAGGAAAAAGACAAGACCATCACGACCAACGAGATGAAGGTGCAGACGGAAGCCATCAACGCAACCATCAAGGAGTATCAGTACAACGTGCGCACCTTGCGGAAGGAGATCCAGAACAACGTGCGCACAGAGAACGAGCAGGAAGGCAGCTTGAAGCAGCTGCGTGCCCAGCTTTCCAATGCCACCAAGGCTTACGATGAGATGAGCCGTGCCGAGCGTGATAGTTCCAAGGGTCAGGAGATGCAGGAGCATATCCAAGACTTGATAGAGGAGCTGAAAGAGGCTGAGGAGGCTACTGGAAGATTCCAGCGCAGTGTCGGCAGCTATTACGATTCCATGATGAAGGCGGCTGACGACCTGCAGAACACCGAGTTTTTCGGTTTTGATGTTGTTGATGATACTGGAATCGGAAAGGTTATGGAAATGGGAAAGTCCGTGGAAGACCTAAAGGTAAAGTTTGGTGCCTTGAAAAATACGGCTCTTTCCTTATTGACCAACCCTTATTTCCTCGCCATGGCAGGTGTGGCTGGTGTCGGAATGGCATTCAAGTGGTGGTATGACTACAACAAGGGATTGATGGAAGCCACACGACTTACGAAGCAGTTCACCGGATTGGCCGGGAACGAGATGAAATCCGTGCGCAACGAGGTTCTTGCGGTATCCAATACATTCGGTTTGGAATTCACGGAGACGATGCAGTCTGCTAATACGATGAGCAAGGCTTTCGGCATTTCCGTTTCTGAGAGTTTGAAAATTATGCAGGACGGACTTGTGAGCGGTGCAAACGCCAACGGAGAATTCCTCGATACGATTAAGGAATACCCGAGATACTTCAAGGAAGCCGGACTGAGTGCAGAGGAAATGGTGGCAATATCAACGCAAGCGACCAAGGAGGGAATTTTCAGCGACAAGGGTGTTGATACCATCAAGGAAGGAAATATACGACTGCGAGAAATGACAACCGCTACGGCTGCTGCGCTTGACGGAATAGGCATTTCTTCCAAGCAAGTTCAAAAGGACTTGCAGGACGGAAACAAGACCACATTCCAGGTTATGCAAGAGGTGGCTAATAAGTTAAAGGAACTTCCGCAATCAAGTGCTGCTGTGGGTAGCGCAATTGCCAACATCTTCGGTGGTCCGGGAGAGGATGCCGGGCTTGCTTATATCGAAATTCTCGGTAATATCGAACTTGATATGGACAAAGTGAAGGCAAAGTCCGGTGATCTCGCCAAGGCACAAGAAGACGAATTGAACGCAACCAAGGAATTGCAGGACGCAATGGCTTCTCTGTTTGATTACACAGGGGGTGGCTTCGAGAACATGAAGGCTCAGTTGTCAACGATTGCAAAGAAATCACTTACGGCAGTTATCAAGGGAGTTGTGCAGGCAATCAACTACTTCATCGACTGGTACAATGACAGCCTTCTGTTGCGAGGGATAATCAATGCACTCGGGACAAGTTTCCGCTTGATGTGGAACGCAATCAAACTCGTATGTAATCTCGGAATAGACGCATTCAAGAGGATGGGCTTTGCAGCCAAGGGCATGCTTGATATTCTCGAAGGTATCGTGACTTTCGACCTATCAAAGGCACAGAAGGGATTCAAGGAGATATTCGACATTTCCGGCACTATCAAGGAAGCATGGCATGACATCAAGAATGCTGGTATCGAGATCGGAAACTCATTTGCAGACGGATTCGAGAACACCGTGAACGGAAGGCTCGAGCACATAAAGCTAGCCAGCGTGAACGGTGGAGCGACCAGCAGCGAGCCAGCGAGCGGAAACATGGGAACGACACCAGCAGCCAAGGGCAGCACTGCCAAGACCAAGGCACAGAGAGCCAAGGAAGAAGCGGAAGCAAAGGCAGAAGCAGAGCGCAGGAAGAAGCAGGAAAAGGAATTGCAGGAAGCGATTGCGCTTATACAGTACAAGTACAACGAGCAGGTAATGGACGCAAAGAAGCGATACCTCGCAGGCATGTACGACAACGAGCGAGACTACAGCAACGACCTCGAACAGCTGGAGAAGAACATGGTAGCGAGGAGCATTGACGCATACGTGGCGGCAGGGCAAATCGGAGCGGAAAAGGCGCAGGAAATGCAGGCAAAACTTCTCGACATCATGATTAAGGCGAAAGCGGACTTGAAGAACCAAGCCAAGGAGATTGTGGACGAACTCAACAAGGAGTTCGAGGATGCAGAGAAGGCACGCAAGGATGCGGACATCATGAACGGTGGCACTGGAGAGGAAGACGATACAGCCAAGCTGGAGAGATATAAGGCTTTCCTTCAGAGCAAACTGGACGCATACAAGGACTATGCAGCCGTGCAGGAACAGCTCCAGAAAGACCTGAGCGATACTAACGTGGAAATACAAAAGAATGAGAATGATAAAAAGAAGCAGTTGACAGAAGAACAACTTCAAAACATGAAAAGCTATATTTTGGCAGTTGGAGATGCTTTTGTCGATTTCTTTAATAGTGAAGATAAATCTTTTCATTCTTTTCTGAAATCTTTACTTAGCTCTTTGCTGGATGCCGTAGAGATAGCCATGGAGGCACAATACATTGAAATCCTAGGAAGAGGCTTAGCTAAACTCGGATGGGCAGGCGTGGCAGACGCAGCAGCGAAACTCGCATTGCTTAAAGCAGCATTCGCAGGAGCAAAAGCACTCGTCAAGGGATTCTCCACTGGTGGCTACGTCCAAGGCTCGGGAACCGGAACCAGCGACAGCATCCCGGCAAGGCTTTCCAATGGCGAGAGCGTAATGACAGCCAAGGCGACTTCAATGTTCAGTCCGATATTATCCGCATTCAACCAGCTAGGCGGTGGTGTTCCTATCGTAGTAAACAACGGGAGCAGCAACATCGGCATGGATATGCTGGCGGCAGCTGTAGCTAGAGGGTATCAGATGGCTCCACAGCCAGTAGTGAGCGTGGAAGAAATAAACCGCACCCAGCGGAGAGTGCAGACGATAGAGAATATCGGCAGGATTTAAAGGGTAGTTATTTCTTCAAGATTCGCGTTCTAAGCGGTTTTCGCTTAAAGGTGGTAAAGTTACACACACAAGGCAATAAAAACCGCTTAGAACGCAAAAATTCGGCTTATTTAGAAAAATTAACTGCTTACGAGATAAACATATTGAAAAATATCGTATCTTTGCAGCGTTTTAAAACTTAAAAAATCACGATTCAATGGCAAAACTCAGAATATACAACGACATCGACAGCCAAGACAACAAGTTCTGGTATCAATGGTTTGGAGGTGATTGCGTATGTTTTCAAGACATAGATGCTTTTGCGGCAAGCATACCGAAAGACGATGATACCATCGATATGCGCATCTTCTGCAATGGCGGCTCTGTGGTCGAAGGTTGGGCGATTTATGACCGACTGCGGCAGAGCGGTAAGAAGATTTCCTGCACCGTTGAGGGCAAGGCGGCATCCATGGCAACAATCATCATGCTCGCAGCACCAAAGGAGAGCCGCAAGGCATACGAGAACGCTGCCTTCCTGCTGCACAATCCGTGGGTTCCTGGCTGGGGGTTGGGCGACCAGCTGAACGCAAAGGACTTGAAGAACCTGGGCGAGGAAATGCAGATGTGGCAGGATAAGATGGTGGACGCATACGTAGAGCGGTGCGAGTGCGACCGTGAAGAGATACAAGCCTTGATGGATAAGGACATCTTCATCAATACCAGCGAGGCTCTGCGTCTAGGTCTTATCAGCAGCACCGTTTCAGCACTCAGCGCAAGCGCATCAAAACGCAATATCGAAAATTTTATTAATTCAAAACAACAAAATCCAAAAGCAATGGAGAAGAAAACAGAAGTAAAGGCTTCTCTCCTCGACAAGATTCTCGCCAAGTTGGGCGTGAAGACACTGGAGGAAGCAGAGCAGGCGGTGGCAGAGCCACAAGCTAAGGCAGAGCCAAAGGCGATGGAACTCAACACAGCAGACGGACAGACACTGACCGTTGAGCGAGAAGAGGGAGATCCACAGGTTGGCGACAAGGCAAGTCCGGACGGAACGTTTGAAATGCCCGATGGCAAGACAATCGTTGTCGAGGACGGTGTAATTACCGACATTCAGACCGCAGGCAATGAAGGCGGTGAAGGCGGCAGCGCATCAAGCACCGACGACACCGTAGCAAAGTTGCAGCAGCAGGTAGCAGCACTCAAGCAGCAGTTGAACGACACGAAGGCACAGCTGGCAGGCGCACAGAAACTCGCAAAGAGCAAGGAAGACATGCGCATCCTGAATGCCGTGAAGATGGCAGGCGGTGCTGAGAAGGTGTTGGCAGGCTACAGCAGCCACTACCAGCCAGCACAGCGACAGCCAAGCGGAAAGGGCGCAGGCGACAACGTGAACGCTGTCGAGGAAGGCAAGAACGCCATCAAGGAGAGACTTGCAAAGCTCCACAAAAAGGGCAAGAAGTAACAAAGTATTAACCCATTAAATCAAAAGAAAATAATGGCAGGATTTACAAAACAGCAGCTTGAGAACCTTAAACTCGAGCCAGAAAACCTCGCAAGCATCAAGGATGCCGTGCAGGAAACCTTCTACAACGATGAAGATTTCTCTTCATTCGTGAATATTCAGAAGGTCAAAGAGAAAGACCCTATCGCTCTTCTCGGAGAGATGGAAATGGTCGGTAAGAAGGGTGGCGGTTGCGACCCTACCTATGAGGAGAAGGGTATCGCAAACTCTCAGAAGCGTTGGGAATTCGGACAGTGGGAAATCCCAGTCAAGATTTGCTACGAGGCAATAAAGGGAACCATCGGAGAGTATTCACTGAAGACTGGTACAGCCATTGGCGACCTCACCAGCACCGACTTTATGGCAATCTATGCAGATGCACTCCAGCGAGCCATGGAGCAGATGATTTGGCGTTTCGGCTGGCTTGGAGACAAGGAGGCAGCATTGTCAGGTGTAGGTGGCGGCAAGCTGACAGCAGGCTTAGATGTCAGTAATTTCAATGTCTGCGATGGTCTCTTCAAGCGCATCTTTACAGCCACAGCGACAAAGAACCATACCGCCATCGCAGCAAACAGTAAGGCTACGGCAGCAGAGCAGATTTCTGAATTGCGCAAGAGTGGTGCGGCTACTACACTTGTAGACACCATCCTGATGGATGCAGACACACGTATCGTAGACGACAGCGATGCCGTATTGCTCATGACACGCTCGCTTGCTGACGCATTGACCTACGACCTCAAGAAGACCTACCACGACATTATGCCATGGGAGAAGTTGTTCGATGGCTTCGAAGTAGCGACCTACAACGGAGTGAAGATTGCACGTGTCGGCATTTGGGACAGAATGATTAAGGCATACGAGAAGGGCGATGCTACAATCAACCTTCCACACCGTGCGGTCTTCTGCAATCCAAAGCACCTTATGATTGGTACAGATGCAGATAATCTCATCAGCGACCTCGACATCTGGTTCGACAAGAAGGAGCGCAGGAACTATCTCTACGCTACCGGTAAGATTGGTACGGCTCTCCTCGAAGAGGACATGATCCATGCAGCTTACTAATCGCTCCAAATTTTCAGTTTAGTATTAAGTTATTTTTGACAATCCTCAACACCCACAAAACGGTGTTGGGGATATAACAATTTAAAACGAATTAATATGACAACAACTTGCGAGAGCCTTATCGCTCAGGACATCATCATCCCTTGCGAAGACCAAGTAACAAAGGGACTGGAGGGCGATGGACTTATCATCAACCGAGACGACATCGACTTCACCAAGTCAGTTGTAGCGGGCAATATAATTAAAACATTAGTTTTGAAAACGGGCAAGAAAGCATACGCTATCCGGCAGGAAGGCAGCAAGCCATTCACTGGAACCAAGACCGAGCTGACCGTTGGCACGTATCGCAACAGCTGGAAGAACACAGTGGCAGTCGTGGTATTGGCAAACACACCTGACGTTTGCGCAAATATCATTGACGGACTGGCGAACGGAAAGTTCGTTATCATCCTGCGCAACCTTTCAAAGGGAGCGGACGGAAAGGCAGAGTATCAGGTGTTCGGATATGCGCAGGCACTGAAGGCAAGTGCAGGCGAGAACGACAAGTACTCAGACGACACCGAGGGTGGCTGGCTTATCACGCTGGAAGAGGAGAGCGTACCGAAGGCAGCTTATTTCTTCTTCGACACAGACAGCGAGACCACAGCAGCCAAGTATAAGAGCCTTCTGACGGAAGCAGCAGCGTAGCCTATGACATACAAGGAAGCAACAGCCAAGGTCGGGGAGTTGAAGGAACGTTTCGACAGTCCCTTTGATGCAACCGACAAGGCGGTTATCGAAACTCTTTACTTCGAGGTAACACGAAAGCGGTTTGTCCCGACAACCTGCCAGCAGTGTTACCACGATGCTCTGATAGAAATATATCTAAAACTCAAAAAAGAAAAGGCAATGCCAAAAACATGTAATTACGCAATGAAGGCAGGTTTTATCATTTCCTGCCCGGATTTCTACCATGGTAAGATTTTCACTAACGAGAACCTGACCGACAAGGTAGCGCATGAATATCTGACGAAGTACCCACACATGGAAAGCTACTTTCAGAAGATACCCAGTGATGAACTCATCGAGAACAAGCAGCCGCCAGCAGACAGCGACAGCGGTGCAGATGATACCGCAGGGAAAGATCCTGCCGAAAAAGCAGCAGGCAGCGACAAGAAGAAAGACATCGACCAAGCCGAGAAAGCAGGCAAGGAAGAGTAACAAAACAACAAGTAAAACGACACAAGCAGTATGAACGTTAAAACAGTTAAAAAGCCAAAGCGAAGGGTTGATATTGGCTACGTCAGCCGATTCAAGATGCAGGCATACGGATATGATAATCTATATCCGCAGAACCTCGCACGCATCACGGAAGCCAGCGGTACGGCAATGCTGTGCCTTAACCGCTACGCCCGATTCATTGAGGGCTACGGCTTCGATAGCGATGTTATCGCAGCGTTAGCGATGAACCAGCAAGGGGACACGGCAGACGATTTACTGCGGAACGTAGCGCAAGACCTCGCACGCTTTGGAGGCTTTGCCCTTCATGTTAACTACAACGTTCTAGGGCAGGTGTCGAGCGTGAGCCACGTACCCTTCGAAAATTGTCGACTAGAAGAGACGGACGACAAGGGGAGCGTGGCGCACGTTTTGCTGCATCCTGACTGGGAGCAGAAGAAAACGAGGAACGGAAAGCGGTTGATGGTGAACGAGAAGACCATCGAGCGCATCAACGTCTTCAATCCCGACCCCGACATCGTTCTTGAACAGATTGAGAACGCTGGCGGCATCGACAGCTACAAGGGACAGATTCTGTGGCAGAGCCTAGACGGACAGTTTATCTATCCGACAGCCAGCTACGATTCAGCCATCACTGAGATTTCAACCGATGAGGGACTTGGCAACGTCAAGATGAGAAACGTCCGCAACAACTTCCTAGTATCGTGCATGCTCGTAACCAAGAAGGGTGTTCCGAAGTTCAACGAGGAAGGCGAAGAAGTGGAGAGCGGACAGATGATTTCAGATGAAGACCTTTTGCAGTTCCAAGGGGACGAGAACACAGCGAAGATTCTTGCGGTCGAGGTGGAGAACGAGGAAGACGAACCGAAGGTAGTGGCTTTCCCTACGAAGAACTTCGACAAGGAGTTTTCCGTGACAGACAGCAGCGTTATCGAACGCATCTACGCACAGTTCCATCAAGAACTCTTCTACTCAATCCGTATTGGCAAGCTGGGATTCAGTGGACAAGTTATGCAGGACGCTTACGAATACTATGCAGGCGAAGTGACGACCGAGCAGCGATTCATCGAGCGAGCCTTCAAGAAGATTTTCAACAGCTGGCACGACCCAGCCATTCAGAACCTAGACCCTAAGCTACAGCCGCTAAAGTATATCAGCAGCGAGGTGGCAGGTAATAACACGATAGACTAATTTATTGAGCCTATGGGAGAACAAAGAAAACAACTTATCACGGTTGATCAGTTCCGGGAACTGGCACGACCGACCAGCACACACCTAGATGAGGATGAGGTGAACGCATACATTCGTGAATGCGAAGATGCGAACATCATACCAGCCATCGGGTGGAAGCGGTTCAAGGCAGCAACCGAGCAGGGAGAGTGGGGCGATTCAGTATTGCCCGATTTCCAGCCTGCAACTTTCCTGGACGGTGGCGAATACACCACCAAGAAGGAGGGCGATTGCAGCCAAGACGAAACCAAGGTGCAGAAGTACACCAGCGGAATACGCAAGGCACTCGCTTATTTCACGTATGCGAGGCTTTTTCGTGCCGATGGCACAATTGTAAGCCGAGCAGGTGGAATGCGCCACAGAGACGATTATTCAGACCATGTTCAAGACGTATCGAGCAACAAGCAGTACAACGACATATTGGATATGGCAGAAAGATATTTATCAGATGCACTCGAATACCTCAAGGCATTCACCACGAAAGGGGAAGTGAAGGCACAGCGAGGAACGAGGTCACACATTCACGCAATAGGCAACTAAAAGCAAATAAGTTATGAACGAGGATATTCAAAAAATGCTCCGTATGGCAGAGATGATACGAGATGCAACGCAGGTTGGAGAAAACACAGCGGTGCGTGTCGGCACGGAAATTTACGACATCGTTGTCGAGTTAAGCAGGATGCTTGACATGATGGACGATAAACTGGAGAACGATGCGGTCGTTAGGATTATCAAGAGTGAACTCGCCAAGATAACAATAACGGATGCGCAAATTGCGGATGGGGCGATAACGGCAGCGAAGCTTGCCGATGGCTCTGTAAAGAACAGACACCTAGCATCCAATTGTGTGACCTCAGATAAACTACAACCGGGAGCGGTCAAACACGACCATCTGACCGAGGACTGTATATCAACGGGAAACATCAGAGACGGCAGCGTGACAGCAAAAAAACTCGGCACGGACATCTACAAGGATATCGCAAACAAAGTGACCGACATCGTGACGAAGGACTTCCCTCCAGCAATCACGGAGGAACAGATAACAGATATTACTAGTAAATAACAATTTAAAACAATAGATTATGCAATTTTTAGACGCAATTGGACTTGCTTCCTTTTGGAAGAAGATTAAGGACTGGGCTAATTCTTGTTTTTTTAGCAAAGAAGGTGGTGAAATTAATCCTAAAAGTGGTTTGCAGTATATGATTAACGGAGAACACCTAGGTATAACAAAAAGTGGTAATGAAAATGAAACTATAGACATTTTCGATGTGGATGAAAATGGAATGAAAGCTATAAGTATCGTGAAGACTGGTGGCACTGCAACCCAAGTGTTGATGGCAGACGGCTCGGTCAAGGAGGTAGGCGGAAAGAGTGGCATCGCAGGTCTCGATACCAACGGCAACGTGCCACTTGCCAACCTCGGCAACCTCGACACCACGGTGGCAGAGGTAGTGACCGCATTGCCTACGAGCAACATCAAGCGGCACATTTACCTCGTAAAGGATTCCGATACCGCCAACAATAAGTATGAGGAGTACGTCTACACTGGAGACATTTCGGCAGCGTACGATTCGACAAAATGGGAGAAACTCGGAGACTTCCGTGCTACAGTAGACCTTGCAGATTATGCTAAAAAGAGTGAGACAGTTAACTTGAGTGAAATTAAAGTGATCCAAAACGTTCTCGATTCTACACCACAAGGACAGGTACTAAAGCAGGTTATACGTTTCTCTGCTATAAAGGGTGGCACTAGGGTAGAAATAGCACTTGAAGATGCCACATCAAATATGGCAGGCTTAATGTCTATACGTGACAAGAATAAATTGGATAGAATAGCTGAGGGCGCCAATAACTATTCCCTTCCACTTGCAGCCAATGGTACACGAGGGGGTATTCAAGTAGGTTATACAGCCAACGGAAGAAACTATCCAGTGCAGTTGAGTGGAGAGAAGGCATACGTTAACGTTCCATGGACTGACACGAACACCACCTACGACTTGTCGCCTTATGCTAAGACGGCAGACGTAAATAAAGCCCTATCAAGGAAGGTTGACGTGGTAAGCGGAAAGGGGCTTTCGACCGAAGACTTCACGTCAGCACTCAAAACCAAGTTGAACGGCATCGCCAATGGCGCAACAGCAGACAGCGCAATCCCAACATCGGTAATTGATGCATTAAATTAGAAAGGAGGTTTGTATGAATTTCTTGGATGAAAGTGGAATAAAGAAGCTTTGGACGAAAATAAAAGCAAATTTTGGTACAGCTATTGTTAATAATTCTGATTATCGAAACGAAACAGACGCCTCAGGATATATTAGTATTCCATTTGTCGCGAATCATCAGATTGTTAACATGGACATAACATTTGGTATCAATGTATACAATTGGTTTCAAAAGGCATCGAAAGGAGGCATCCTGGAGGTAGTCTTTGCAGGAGCGCAAGGAGCTAGCACTTATTGCTCTAACAATGGTAATAGCTACATGTATAAAATGCAATTATCATCACATGGTCCACTTATTAATAAGATTGAATATTTGACAACGACATATGATACCTATACACGCTTAATCAAGACAGATGATAATAAACTTGTTGTTGCAGAGTTTGTCCAAAACAAGTAAACCTCAAATCCGCAACCTATAGGGTTTAGTGGGATTTTGCTTGCAAAGCGACAAAATTCATTTTATTGTACATATTTCTTGCACAACAGAAATGT